GGTAACTCGCGGTGCGTACGGGTTTGAAGGACTTTTCGTAACTCAGTGTGACCCCCGTGCCGACCGCAACGGTCGGTGCTGACGTGCCGCAATGGCACACCGAGAGGTGATCACGATGGCCGGTATCGGCCCGACTCCCAAGGATCCGTCACAGCGGCGCCGGCGCAACGCCGACCCGATCGCGGGCGCGGTTCTGCCCTCCAGCGGCCCCGACGGCCCGACGCCGGAACTGCCCGCAGGCCGCGTCTACGACGACCGGACCGTAACCTGGTACGAGACGTGGCGCACGTCGCCGCAGGCCTCTGTGTTCCTGGCCACCGACTGGCAGCGGCTGCACATGCTGGCCGAGCTGGTCGAGCAGTACTGGGCCGAGCCGAGGAAGGAAGCGCTGTCAGAGATCCGCCTGAACGAGGCGTCCCTCGGCGCGACGGCAGCCGACCGGGCCCGGCTGCGCTGGAGCGTGGCCGAGTCGGAGACCGCGGCGCCACGGAAGCAGGCCGCGGGCGGGCACAGTACTGCCTCCCGGCGTGACCGCGTGCTGAGGCTCGTTGATGACGGCCAGACGGCCGGCTGATCCGGACCGCTTCGTCTCGCTCGGTTTCGAGGCCATCGACTGGATCGAGCACTACCTCTGCCACGGGCCAGGCGACGTGCAGGGCGAGCCGCTCGTCATCGACGACGAGATGGCCGCGTTCATCGTCCGGGCTTACGAGCTCGACCCAGAGACCGGCCGCCGGAAGATCAAGCGGGCGTTCCTGTCGCGGCCGAAGGGCCGTGCGAAGAGTGAACTGGCCGGCGCGCTGGTGTGCTTCGAGGCGCTGGGGCCGTGCCGGTTCGATGGCTGGGATGCCAACGGCGAGCCGGTGGGCCGCATACAGACGTACCCGTTTATCCGGTGCATGGCGACCGAAGAGGGCCAGGCCGGGAACACCTACGACAACGTCACCACGATGCTTTCGCACCTCGTTGACCACTTCGGTGATGAGTTTCCAAGCATTGACCTCGGCCGCAGCGCGCAGACGTCATCCCGGATCTTCATTGAGGGCGGCGGCGAGATCGTCCCGTCCACGGCGGGCAGCGCGTCGAAGGACGGCGGCAAGGAGACGTTCTCCGTCTTCGATGAGACGCACCTGTACGTGTTGCCGGAGACGCGGGCGATGTTCAACACGGTGCGCCGCAACCTCGTGAAGCGGCGCCAGGCCGATCCGTGGTCGCTGGAGACGTCGACCATGTACGCGGTCGGCGAGAGATCTGTGGCCGAGGCGACCCATCAGTACTACGAGGCCATCCTGGCCGGCAAGGTGAAAGACGGCGGCCTGCTGTTCGACCACCGCCAGGCACCTCACGTCGAAGACCTTTATGACGATGAGCAGCTGCTTCCCGCGCTGGAGTACGTCTACGGCGATGCGGCCGGATGGATGGATCTCCAGCGCATCGCCAATGGCATGCGAGAGCCGGACACCGATCAGGCCGACGCCCGCCGCTACTTCCTGAACCAGCCCGGCACTGCCTCGGCGAAGGCGTTCGACGCGGGCCGGTGGGCCGAACTTGCCAAGCCCGGCTTCGTGGTGCCGAAGAGGGACCTGATCGTCATCGGGTTCGATGGTGCGCGGCGGCGGGATGCCACGGCGCTGGTCGCCACACACGTTGAGACCGGATTCCAGTGGTTGCTCGGCGCCTGGGAGGCGCCCGTGCTCCCCAGGGAGGCCGAGCGCTGGGAGATCCCGGCCAGCGAGGTGCATGCGGCCCTTGAGGCGGCGTTCGACCAGTGGCGCGTTGCTCGGGTGTATGCGGATCCCCCTTATTGGGAGGAGACCGTGGCGGCCTGGTCTGGGAAGTACGGCGAAAGGATCGTCGTCGAGTGGTGGACGCATAGGGCGCGCCCGATGGCCTTCGCGCTGCGGGCGTTCCGGACAGCGCAGACGGACGGATCCCTAAGCCACGATGGCGACAGGCTCTACGCCCGGCACATCGCCAATGCCGTGAAGCGTGACGCGCGCGTCCGCGACGACGAGGACAGGCCGATGTGGACGATCCAGAAGGACCGCCACGATTCCCCGAACAAGATCGACGCCGCGATGGCCGGATGCCTGTCCTGGGAGGCCAGGCGTGACGCCATCACCGCGGGACTGAACAAGCCCAAGAAGGACGGCCGGATGGTGGTGATGCGCTGATGTTGGACCTGACGCCCGATGAGTGGCTCCGCATGCTGCTGTTCCGCCACCAGCTGGAGCTGCCGCAGCTTGAGGCGCTGAACAACTACTACGAGGGCTGCCAGCCGCTGACCTACCTGCATCCGGAGCTGATGGCCGAGCTCGGCGAGCAGTTGCAGCAGGTGGTCATCAACTGGCCGCGCCTCGTCGTCGATGCGGTCGAGGAGCGCCTGGACGTCACGGGCTTCCGGCTTCCGGATGCCGAGACGGGCGATGCGGAGATGTGGCGGGTGTGGAAGGCCAACGGCATGGCCGGCCAGTCGCAGAAAGCCCACGTCGACGCGCTGGTGATGCGCCGGGCCTTCATCTTCGTCGGCGCGAACCCGGACGACGCGGATACGCCGCTGATCACCGCGGAGTCGCCGCTTCAGGTGTACGCCTACTACGACCCGGCGACCCGCGTTGAGCAGGCGGTGGTGAAGCGCTGGCACGACACCGACCCGTTCACGGGCACGCTGCTGAACCAGTACGCGACGCTGAAGCTGCCGGACGCCACCTATCACTACAAGTTCGGCAGTGAGATCGGCTGGAAGGAGATCGGCCGCGACGAGCACAAGCTGGGCGTTCCGCCGGTCGTGACGCTGGCCAACCGCGGCCGCCTGCTGGTGCCCGGCGGGATCAGCGAGCTGGCGGACATCATCCCGATCTCGGATGCCGCCTGCAAGATCGCAACGGACATGATGGTGGCCTCGGAGTTCCACGCCATGCCGCGCCGGTGGGCCCTGGGGTTCGACCAGCAGGACTTCACGGACTCCAACGGCAACCCGCTGTCGATCTGGTCGCGGCTGGCCGGCCGGATCTGGGCCACGGCCAAGAACCGGCGCGATGACGGCGTCGAGGTCGGGCAGTTCCAGGAGTCCGACCTGAAGAACTTCCACGCCACCATCGAACTGCTGGCCCGCATCGCGTCCGCGCTGGCCGCGCTGCCGCCGAACTACATGGGCCTGTCCGCCGACGACGCCGCCAGCGACGCGGCGATCCGCTCGCGCGAGGCCCGGCTGGTCAAGCGCGCCGAGCGCAAGTGCGGGTCCTTCGGCGACGACTACGAGAGGATGCAGCGGCTGGTACGCCGGTTCCAGACCGGCGAGTGGGACCCGACGCTGGACCAGCTGGAGACGCTGTGGTCCGACCCAGCCACGCCGACCTACGCGCAGAAGGCCGATGCGGTCGTCAAGCTGCGCGCGGCCGGGATCCTTCCACTTGAGCAGACGTGGGAAGACCTCGGCTACTCCAGCGCCCAGCAGGGGCGCATGAAGCGCATGCTCGACGAGGAGAGCACGCGAGCCCTGGGCAACGAGTTCTCAGCGCTGGTCGGCGCGCAACGCCAGACCGCGAATTCCGACGTCCCGCCCGTCGAGTCGGCTCCGACGCCCGTGCCGATGCCCGGCCCGGTCGCCGTTCCCGCGTGACCGTTCAGGCGGTCGCAGCCGCCTATAACCGGCACCAGGCACGCATAGGACCTCTGGCTACCACCCGCACCGCGGCCCAGTGGTCGACGCTCGACCCGGCGGCCATCTCAGAGTCCTGGGCCTCGGCCGTGGGGCCCGCGATGGCCGGCACGCTGAGCGCCGCACAGCGCATTGCCGCGTCCGGGGCTCCCGCCTACACCCAGGCCGCCATGGATGCCCAGGGCGCACCCTACGACGCCCAGGCCGCCGTCGACCCAACCGCCTACTCCGGGACGGCCTCCGACGGCCGCGCGCTATCCAGCCTGCTTTACCTGCCGGTCATTGACACCAAGACGGCCATCGCAGGCGGCATGAGCACCGCCGACGCCCTGGCCCTGGGCGGCCGGACCCTGTCGATGCTGGTGGCCACCGAGGTAGCCGACGCCGGCCGTGACGCCCTGGCCGCGCAGATGACCGCCACGCCGGCCGTGCAAGGCTACGTCCGCATGGTTGCCGGGTCGGCCTGTTCCCGCTGCATCGTCCTGGCCGGGCGCTGGTACAAGACCAACGCGAGCTTCCTGCGGCATCCGCACTGCCAGTGCACCGGCATCCCGGCGGCCGAGAACTCGCCCGACCTGCGGACCGATCCGCACGCCTTCTTCGACCACCTGAGCCGCGAGCAGCAGGACGCCCGGTTCGGTGCGGCCGACGCCGAGGCGATCCGCAGCGGCGCCGACCTGTTCCAGGTCGTCAACGCCCGCCGCGGCCTGACCGAGCGCGAGCTGTTTGGCCGGACCGTCCAGACCACCACCGAAGGCATCACGCGCCGCGGAATCGCCGGCCAGGTGATGCGCGCGAACGGCGTGCGCGGCCCGCGCCTGTCGGTGGCCCAGATCTTCGCCGACGCCGGCGAGGACCGCAGCCTCGCCCTGTCGCTGCTGCGCAGGTACGGCTACCTCTTCTGACCCCGGCGCAACGCCGACGGTCCCAACTCCTGCAACGGGAGCGACCCATGTCCACACCCACCGAACCGACCGAACCCGTCACGCCGGCGCCCCCGGCTGCCGACCCGCCCCCTGCGGGCGATCCGGCGCCGCCCGGCGACCCGCTGCTCGGTCCGGCCGGCGAGAAGGCCCTGGCCGAGTGGAAGCAGCGTGCGAAGGCCGCCGAGAAGCTGGCCAGTGAGCACGCTGCCGCGCTGAAGGTCTTCGAGGACGCGCAGAAGACCGAGGCCGAGAAGCTGGCCGAGCGGGCCGAGGCCGCCGAGAAGCGCGCCGCCGTGGCCGCCCAGCTGGCCGTGGCCAAGAGCATCAAGGCCGCCGCCACGGGCCGGTTCGCCGACTCCCAGGACGCCGTGGACGCACTGTCCAAGGCCGAGTTCCTGAAGGACGGCGTGATCGACGACGAGGCGATCGAGGCCGCACTGGCCGACTTGCTGGAGCGCAAGCCGCACTGGAAGGCCGACCAGGGCCCGCGCACGCCGCGGCCGGACCCGTCGCAGGGCCCGCGCCCCGGCGGAACCGTCGGCGTCGAGGACCAGATCCGCGAGGCCCAGTCCAAGGGCGACTGGCGCACCGTCCTGAGCTTGCAGAACAGCAAGCTCGCCCCCGCATCGCGACCCAAGTAACCCCGAGGGCAGGCCCAGGCCGCGCCCCGCAACGAAGGAGGCCCCATGTCGGGGATCACCGCCCTGGGCACGACCTACAACCTGCCCAACTACACCGGCATCCTGCACCTGCTGACGCCCGCCGACGTGCCGTTCTTCTCCTCGATCGGCGGCCTGTCCGGCGGCGGCCAGACCACCGCCACGCAGTTCGAGTGGCAGACCGAGGACCTGCGCTCGGCCGGCCAGAACGTCGCCCTGGAAGGCCAGGACGCGCCGACCGACCAGAACCGCGTCCGCGCGTCGGTGAACAACGTCTGCCAGATCCATCAGGAGACGGTGGGCGTCAGCTACACCAAGCTGTCCGCCTACGGTCAGCACTCCGGCCTGAACATCGAGGCCACCAACCCGATCACGAACGAGCTGGACCACCAGGTCCAGCTGATGCTCAAGCAGATGGTCCGGGACATCAACTGGTCGTTCCTGAACGGGACCTACCAGCTGCCGACCGACAACACCACCGCCCGCAAGACCAAGGGCCTGCTGAACGCCATCACCAGCACCGTGCAGAACGCCGGAACGTTCGTCGGCAACGGCGCGCTGGCCGGCACGGGCGACACCGTCACCATCGCCACCCACGGCCTGCTCAACGGCGATCAGGTCACCTTCGACACGATCGTCACCACCACCGGCATCACCGTCGACACGGTGTACTACGTCGTCAATACGGCCACGAACACGTTCAAGGTGGCCGCGACCAAGGGCGGCGCCGCGATCGACCTCGTCGGCGACGGCACGGCGAACGTCACCAAGTCGGTGACGCCGACCGTGGACACCCTGGGCTCGCTGATGCAGTCGGTGTTCGACAACGGCGGCCTGACGGAGTCCCCGACCGGCACGATCATCGTGAACTCCTCGCAGAAGCGCGCCATCACCACCGCCTACGGCAACGCCTTCGGCAAGTACTTCGAGACGAGCCGCAACGTCGGCGGCGTCAACATGGAGACGATCGAGACGGACTTCGGCCGCTTGAACATCATGCTCGACCGCGCGATGCCCAAGCACAAGATCGCCGTGGTGAGCCTGGAGCAGTGCATGCCGGTCTACCTGGAGGTCCCCGGCCGCGGCCACTTCTTCGCCGAGCCGCTGGCCAAGACCGGCGCCAAGGAGCGCACGCAGCTCTACGGCGAGGTCGGCCTGGCCTACGGCAACGAGAAGGCCCACGGC